ATTTTATCCTCTCTACTATTACTCTTGTTCTTCATTCCTTTTATTCTATCTGCTAGATTTTTAGGATTGTAGATTGTAAGTCCTGTTGAGTTAGTTCTTATTATTTCTGCGTCAGTAATATTTAAACCAAGTTCAGTAGATAACTCTATTGCCTCGTCTAAATATCTATAACCTTTTAAACCAATCTTAATTTCTTTCATCTGGTCTAATACAGATTTAATCCACTTATGATGTGCCATAACAAATTGTCCTTTGGCTTGTTTCCATTCTTTTAACATCATAAATTGCTCTTGATTACACGCAATAGAACGATCTCTACAATATTCTCTACCAATTAAATCTAATTGATATTTCTCATTCCACTCTTTGCCATATCCACTATCATCATTACCAAGATATTTATTGTTTGCGTCAGTATATTTTGTTAAATGTGGGTTTTGATCTTTGCCCTCTTGTTCAATCAAAATATCTGGGTTGCAGTTATCTTGTGCTTTAAGTTCATCACGAAATAAAGCATAGCCATAACTTTCATCTTTGGAATAACTATCGCTATCACTACCCTCAAAGCTACCACCTAAACGAAAGTCAAAATGTTCTTCAATATTTTTTTCTTTCATTATAGGTTTATTGTCATAATCTCTATCTTCTACTTGTCCTAAATAATGAAAGTGAAAACAACTATCCTTTGCAATAGTTGAAACATTCTCAAACTTGTTTTGTAGATGATATGCCATTTTGACATCTTCTGGCGTATAATGTTTTCTGACAATAGTTTCTGCTAAATCCCACGCATTGTCATTCAACTCAATTTGATCTGCTTTGAGTTCATCATACTTTGTTTTCTCTTGCGTTGGTTCTTGTTCCAAGTGTA